GCCATCACTCATGTGTTCTTCTCCTTGAGTTTGGCTTCAATGGCGCGGTAAATGTCTTCGGTTTTGTATGTGCCCATAAGTTGCACTTTAATTTCGTGGTGCAACTCCACTATCTCCTCATCCGTCAGCCCAACCCAAGGGCGAACGTAGTCTTGAATGTCATCGTCATCTTGTTTGGTCATATTGTTGCCTTCCCCTCTGCTCTGTTGCTAGCCTCTTGGGAGCGCCACACCTCGATGCGGGCCTGTGCAGCGATAAGCATCCAGCGCAACTCCTCGCGTACCGACACGGCCTCTTGAAGGGCACGCAGGTGATCCTTGTACTTGGTCGACGCATACGCCTCGCGCTCTTGCATGGCAGCGGTCTTATGGCCCATGTTCTCGGCCTCGATCATTTGCTCGGCCTTGATGGTCTTGCGCAGCTCTTCCATGTACACCTTGTTGGCCTCCGCCTGTGCGTACACCTTGGACTTTGCAATCATGAAATCGACTGCGGCTTGTGGGTCAATCAGTTTTTCAGTCATCTAGCTCTCCTTCGCTGTTGCGTAATCTGCGCTCGTTCATCATGGCCTGCGCTTGGTCGTAAGCCGCCCATGCAATTTCTTGCGGCTGTGCGTGTTTGGGAGCGGTGCTTAAAAAAGAATACATCGCAACCATCGCAAAAATGTCAACCAATTGTGGATCGTCTTTCATGCCGCCTCCGCAAACAATGGGTAGCCAGCAGCGTCGGGAAAGGGTGCGCCCCACGCCACAATCTGCTGCACGTCCATGTGCTCTAAAAACCCATCGACCGAGCTGATGCGAAATTCATAACTTCCGTCCTCGTTCTGCACTTTTGCAATGCCGATCTTGCCTTTAGAACCTTCAAACCATTTCACTTTTAACGCTGTGCTCATACTTCGCTCACTTTCACTTTTAACATTCCACCGACTGTGTCGGCCCAATAAATTCGCAGGTCAACGATGTTGCTGTCGTCTTCCCAAACACCTGCGTGAGTGCAGCCATCAAGGACCGCCTTCAGCAAGTTGTCAAGATCGCGCCGCCTCTTGTCTGGCCTGAACGCCTCGATCTGCACACGCAGCTTGCCTGTGTAGTTCTTTGCACCGCTTTGAATAAACACTTGGTCGGCCACCGCCTTACGGTAGGACCTGCCCTCAGCGCTGATGATCATGCGGCCTTGGAACGTGCGCCAGTATTTGTTTACGCTTGGCGGCCACGGTAGCGTGAGAGTGATCGCATTTTCGTTTTTGCTAATCACGTCCTCAAGCTGCTTTTGCAATTCTTCTAAAGTCATTGGTTCTGCGACGGTACGCGATTCATAATATTTGCGGCGGCATCACGCAGGACAGCGCAAGCAACGCCCTCGTCTTCCATGTCAGCCATGTCAAGAAGCATTTGGGCGCAAGCCCTCCGCTCAAGGAACATCGCCTGCTTAGTGGTCTGAATCGCAACCGACATGATCTCTGCCTTAGCCTCGGTCAACGCCTTGTTGAATTCATCCTGCGTGAACAGGGTTTGACCCTGCGAAAAAATATTTTTCTCAAAGCTCATTTCCATTCTCCTTCGTTACCTCGGTTACCTTTACTCCATTGATCCCGAACATCTTGTTCAAGTCGAGAGCCTTCATGTAGCTCATTCCAGCCTTTGTGATAACGGCCAGTGTGGTCAGTGTGACCGTGGAGCCATCGGTGCGCTGCATCGCGATCCTGTATGCGTCGTTTGATGACCCACCGAACGAGACAACGGTGACGATGCTCGTCTGGTCCTTCGCCTTCGCCATTCAAAATGCCCCCTTGTCATCAAATGACATTGGCACACCTCCGCTCTCGTCCACAAACTGCTGGCTGTCACGGTTGAACCACAGGCTGTACCACTCCTCTGCTTCACCGTTGCGCTGCTTCTCACACATCAGCAAGGCGTCTGGCTTTTTGTGGTCAGGGATCTGGCCATTCTGAATGTCGTGCTCTTTTTTCTTATTGCGCCACATGAGCAGCACGTTGTCCACTTGATCAGCGATCGCGCCAGACCCTTTGATGTCCGTCTTGCTAGGCTGAATCTCTTCGCTGCCGAGCTTGCGGATGTGGTGGACCAAGTGGATGTGAATGTTGTGGTCACGCGCCAGCGCTGTCAGCTCGTCAACAAAACTTTTCTGCGCGTTGTAGTCGTCCTCACCTGTCACGCACTTCATCAAGCTGTCAATGAATACATGCTGCACGCCTAGCTCCATTGCGCAGTAGCGTGCCATGGCGATCACCTGTTGGCTTGACGTGGTTCCCTGTTGGTCGTACAGCCACAAGCCTTGCTCTGAGTAGTCAATGAAGCGGCCAAGCAAGCGGCCAATGTAGGTGGCCTTGTCGGTGTAGCGTGGGAAGTCGATGTTCTCGCCAGCGAACTGGCGCAGCATACGGTACAGGGTGCGCTTGGGCTTCATTTCAAACGAGGCGATGCAGACCTTTTGCTTTTGCTTGATCAGGCCCATGGCCACTTGGCCAGTCACCAGCGACTTGCCACCGCCGTTGCTGCCTGCGTACAGGGTGACCTCCCCGGGGCGGTACTTAAACGTAGAGTGAGTCTTTGCCCATGGCATCGTGGTGCTCATGTCCCTCTCAGGTGGCGTCACCAAGTCACGCTGCAACTCTTCCAGCCAAACCGATGCCTCGTGCACCTTGTGGGTCACGTCGTGAGCCTTCAGGTACTTCTCGGTGTCGATGTCCTGAGATTTCACTAAACGAACTTTGCGGGCCTCATCAAGGGCGCGTGCTCTTTGCTCAATTGCGCTTACGTTAGACATTTGCATACCTCACTGCTTCGTCAATTCTTTGGTAGGCCGTAAGCATGCGCTCGCGGGTCTCTTCGTTTGGCATCTTGTTGTTGGCGATGTCGTAGGCCACGATCTGAACCACCAGCGCCTCAAAATGAATAATGCGCATTAAGTCGCTCGCAAAGAATGCGGGCTTCATACTGGGCTTGCCTTCGACTGGGTAGTCGCGGCGCTTGCTGTCTGGTGGGAACAGGTCGGTCATGTCCATGCCCAACGCACCCAACACGTTAGCCGTCTCACAACCAGCAAAGCAATGCAGCAAAATGCGGCCATCCTCGTTTTCACGCAAGGCCAGCGAAGGACCCTTATCAGCGTGAGCTGGGCAGCGGGCGGTCCATGAACCGTTACGACCTTTAACTTTGTCCAAACGCGAGATCAGGTTTTCGATAGGCGTCATATCACCCTCCGAGCAAAAACCGAACCGTTAACCGAATTGGTTTCTGAGTCGTCTTCCCACCGTTTTTGGTTCAGGTACGTTAGTGGGGCGGGATCAAACCCCGATAACCACTGCTCAGAGGCCCTTAAACGGGTCACAGAGGCGATAATTTTGTCGGCTAAGGGGTCTAGTGCTTGACGCTTCCATTTCGCCTCACAGGCCGATTTAGCGACTTTTCGTTTTGATGGTGGCCAAACAGCCCAAAAGTCATCAAATCGCGATTTTGTCGCTTGCGACGATATGGTATTTATTTCTTTTTCTTCTTCTGTTAGGGTTAACTTTCGGTTTTGATTCGATTTCGATTCGGTTTTCTTCGGCCTGCCGCCTCGCTTCCCAAGGGATCGATTATTTTCGACTTGTTTGTTGTAACGTGCTATTTCAGCATCACAACGATGGTTGAAATAGCCTTTTTCGGTCTTTTCAAAAAACTCACCCAAAACCGATTCGGTTATGTCCAAATCAAGGCGGATTTTGCGTGCAACCAATTCGGTATTGAGTGGGATTTCAGTCTCGCTCATGTAGTACAAATCCAGCAGGCGGCGGTAAGCCAAGTCCTCTGCATCGCTAAGATGCGTGGTGTGGGTGATGTAGTCACCAAGGTGGAATTTGTACCAAATCACTTTAGGTCTCCAAAGATGTCAGGCCGTAATGTTTTGCGCGTCACCTGACCTCTGGTGTAGCGCTCGATGGCCCCACTCAACTCAGGACTAGCGAGCGCCCTTCCTGAGATGACGAGGCTCAACCACGTCTTGCTCACGCCTAGCTTAGTGGCCATGGCCAGCTTCGCTCCTCGTGGCTTTGTTTCAAAAAATTCATCAAGTGTCATGCATTTCCTTTCGGTGTTGGTTTAAGCGCATCATACATTAAAAAAATATTTGCGCAAGGGGGTTGTACTTCCAAGTTAAATTTGATACAGTTGCGAAACTTTAACTCGAAAGCGAATTATGAAAGATATTTTTACAGCGATTCTTAGATTCTTGCTTGGTGCAGGGCACGGTGTTTTTGTCATTGTGCTTGTTGCTTTGGGTTACTACTTGGCCAAGAACTGATATGGGTGACCAAGCCGAATTTCACCAGCTCATGCTGGAACGAGTGCAAATGCTTGAGGAGGCCCTTCGCAGGGCGATCGCAGGCGTTGCCACACAGGACGATTGGGAGATGATTTGCACGGAGTGCGGCGTGCCCAAGGCGTCTATTTTTAAATCTGAAACTAGGAGCGATAAATGAGTTTGACAGCGAAAGACAGCGGCGGCGGAAGCTTTACCCCAGTAGCCGCAGGGATGCACCTCGCACGGTGCTACCGTATTGTGGATCTGGGCACACAGAAGTCCGAGTACCAAGGACAGGTCAAGCACCTTCAAAAGGTCATGATCCAGTTTGAGGTCCACGGCGAAGACGACAGTGGCAAAGCGCTGGTGACAGCCAAAGGCGAGCCAATGTCAATCAGCAAGAACTTCACCTTGTCGTTGGCTGAGAAGGCCACACTGCGCAAGGACCTGCAAGCTTGGCGTGGCCGTGACTTCACTGCCGACGAGCTGCGTGGCTTTGAGTTGAAGAACGTGCTTGGCGCGTGGTGCATGTTGAGCGTGGCCAAGTCCATGGGCAACAACGGCAAAGAGTACACCAACATCATGTCGATCAACCCTGTGCCTGCTGCAATCAAAAAGGCTGGGCTGCCTGAAGGCTTCAACAAGCTGGCCATGTTTGTGATTGAAAACCCTGACATGGAATTGTTTGAGACCTTTGGCAATAGCTTGAAGGAAAAGATCCAAGGCTCACCAGAATGGCGTGGCCGTAATGGTGGCCAAGAGCAAACGCCAGTAAGAAAGCCCACGAACACAGGTTCGGGCTTTGATGACATGGATGATGATATTCCGTTCTGACCTAAAGGCAACTGGCATGCACATCGAACCACGCAAGTTGGCGCGACTCGAAGATCCAAGCAGCTCAAAGAAGGCTGCACTTCGCGTCGATGAATTCGCCACCAACATTTGCTCAAAGATCTACCAAGAACTCAAAAAAGGCGATGGCACTTTTGAGCAACTCGCGGCCCGCCTTGGGCTGCGTCCAGACCAGATCTGGCGACGGCTCCCTGACCTGCAAAAAGCAGGCTATGCGGAGCCAACCGAAAAGGAACACACAGGAGAGTCAGGACGATCACAACGAGTTTGGAGGGCAATATGAGCCAGCAATCAGTTTTACAGATGTCACAGATCCAAGAAGTGGCGCTCAAACGCGCTATAGCGCTGCTGGAGGGCATGAAATGCTCTTACGCGATCATTGACCCTATTGGCAACAAACACGGCCTCCTAGCCGTCAAAGAGCCTATTGTGCGCAGTGGGGTCCGAAAGCACCCACATGGCGAGCGATCGACCTACGTCCGCACCCATCTCAACCCAATGATGGTTGGTGACGTTGTCGATATTCCTTTTGGCAAATATGACGCTCTCGATGTGCAAGCATCGGCCACGTCTGCTGCACACAAGATGTGGAAAAAAGGTTCAGTAACCACGACGATCAACAGGCCTAAGCAGGTCGTCGAACTTATGAGGATTGCGTAATGGATGATTTACTTGCAAAAATTTTAGTCGTGTGGGTTGTGGCCGCATGGATCACGCACATCGCTATATGTCTTAAAACGGCAGCGTGGGGCTTCCTGATCGCTGGGGCTATCCTGTTCCCCATCGCTTGGATTCACGGCACTGGCGTTTGGTTTGGGTGGTTCTGATGGAAGACTTTGAAGATCTCCCCAAAATGGCTGGGTGGCATGAGACCAATCTTGCTGTGCCCAGCGACATGCACTTGAGTTTTGCCAGCTTCAAGCCCAATTACAACCTCACCTTTCATCGGGATGGCCAGCAGGTTGGCAAGTTTGACTTCAACGGCCCTGAGCTGGTTTTTGAAGGCGATGCTGCCGAGTCTGCTCAAGTGCTTGTTGACTGCGTGGCCAATGCCTTCCATGACCGACTGGAAGAAGAGCGCAAGTCAGAGCTGGACGCCTGCTGCGATCTATTAGAAGGCATGCATGCTTCTACCGATGGCAACCACAACTACTACCTGCACGCGGCCAACGAGCTGCGCAAACTGAGGAACATCAAATGAGCATCACAGCAAAAGAACCACGCGCCAGCGAGAGCAATCACTGGTACACCCGCGACGGTGTGCCACGCTACACAGTGATCGGCAAGAACGGCAAAGAGCGCAACACCACGCTGCGCGATGCCCGCACCGAAAACCTTGTGCCTAGCGTGACCACGGTCCTGAACGTGATGGCCAAGCCTGCCCTCATGCAGTGGCTGCAAAAGCAGGTGCTCATGGCTGCGCTAACCCTGCCACGCCGAGACAATGAACCAGAGGACGAGTACATCGCCCGCATCATTGACGACAGCAAGGAGCAGGGCCGCGCCGCAGCAGACGCTGGCACGGACATCCACGCATCAATCCAAGGCTTCTACGAGGGTGAGGTGATCACACGCCACGAGGCTCACGTCAAGGGCACGGTGGCCGCACTCGACACCATCTTTGGCCAGCAGCCTTGGATCGCTGAACGCGCCTTTGGCCACAGCCACGGCTTCGGCGGTAAGTGCGACCTGCACTGCACCACTGGCGACGGCATTGTGGCTGACGTCAAAACCAAAGAGTTTACGGATGGCAACAAGTTTGATGCGTATGATGACCACCTCATGCAATTGGCAGCCTACCGTGTTGGCCTTGGCATCCCTAAGGCTCGCTGTGCCAACGTGTTTGTCTCGCGCAGTGTGGCAGGCCTCGTGGTCGTGAAGGAATGGTCTGAAGAAGATCTTCAGCGCGGCTGGGAGATGTTCTGCTCACTGCTTAAATTCTGGCAACTCAAGAATCAACACTCATGAAACCAGTCACCGCATTTCAAACGTCTGACGGCACTTTGTTTTCAACAAAAGAAGCAGCCGAAAAGCATGACATGATGTTGTCAAAAGAGAGCGTCGTTGACGAATTCTTAGACAGCAAACTCAACCCCTACACTGGCCACGCACACCGCTCAATGGCCCGTAACACTGTCGTCAACTGGGAACTATGGAAGTCCAAAAATGAAATCCTTGCTAAGTGAAGAACTCGTCAAACAAGTCTTTTTCTACAGCGATGAAAAGCGGCCAGATCCGCTGATCGCTGACGAGGTAGACATCTTGCAATTTGCACAAAAGCTTGAGGCTGTGCTTCGGCCCATGATCGCGGCTGAAGAGCACAAGCGGTGCGTCACCATCGTGGCTCACATGAACCGCGAAGTGGCCAACGGCCTACAAAACCAGCGTCCATAAAAAGACCCCCTCCCGCGAAGGAGGGGGCAGAAGATGCCGCAGGCAACTGGCAAAGCCACGGCAATCCAAGCGGGGAGAGCCGCTTGAATTAGGGGGAATACCCAGTGTATTCCTTCATTTTTTCTTTGAAGTATTCTGGGTCTTCTCGATAGGTTTGAGCTGCTGCTGTACCAATCGATAACGGAATACCGACAGGCGCTGTGACTGGGAACATTGACATCACGCCACCAAGAACGCCAGCACCTTTCAAGCCCATTTTTACAAGGTCTCGTTGGTCTACTGGCTTGCGATATTCGTGTGCAATGTCAGCAACGTCTAAGCCAGCAGAAAGGCCGCCAAGAGGTGGCAACACAACTTTTCCAACAGTACCAGCAGCGCCTACAACTGGCTGCATCATGTTTGCAAACTTACCTGTGATCCAATCAAGGCCCGCCTTTGCACGCATGCCTGTAGTAGGTGGTGGTGGCGTTGTTGGAACAATTTGTCTAGGGGGTAGCTGCGACAGGCCACCTGCTTGGCCTTGTGGAAGGTCTGGGCTAGGTGCAACAGAGGCTTTCATGGTAAATGACTCACGAGGGCCGCCACCAACACCCTGCTGCTCCGTCAAGATGCCGCCATACATTGGGTTTTCGGCATAATTGGTTATACCCATACCCCGAAGCTTACTCATTGCTTCGCCACGTTTATTGGAAAGATCCCACGCGCCACCCTCTTGCTTTGTGTTAGTCAAAGCTTGTGCCGCTTCGATGTCTGTCAAACCAAGCGCCTTAGCGGTGTTGTAAGGGATGACGCCTGTTTGACCTTTGGGCATTCGGCCCGCATCAGCAGGCCCCATGGGTGGCGTCAAGCCACCAGTAGCAGGTGGCGTCTGACGCATGATGGTGCTGCCTAAAGGAGGCGTGGTAGCAGGCACGGTCGTAGGAACACTTGGCGCGGCTGGAGGCACAACACCAGCAGAACGCTGTGCAGCAATTCGAGCGCGTTCCTCAAGACCTGCACGCTTTGCAAGGGTTGCTGTTTTCTGAACGTCGTATGCGTTTTTGCCAGCAGCGATTGTTCCAGTAGCAGCGCCAGCGCCACCATAAAGGAATTTTTCGCTTGGGCTTGCATTTGACTTGTCACTTGCTGGAGGCGGTGGAGGTGGAGGTGGGGGCGCATCCACTAAAGGTATATTGCCATCACTTTGCGCTAGCTTTTCTTTAGGCTGAACTGTTGGCTCAAAAGGCAGCATCTTGCTTTCAGGGATTGATGCCTGAGCACTAGACAATGATTTTTCGTATTCTTCAATGGGGACTTCAAAATATGATCCCTTTTTTCCTGACGCCAAACCACGAGTAAAGGCTCCAGCATCTGGGCCAGTATTAAGGGCGTTTGGAAAATTGCGCTTGATCTGGTCAACGTAGTACATGCCGAAGACCTCAGGGTCCTCGAACTTGACGTACTTGTCTTTGGACCCAGTCTTGTTGTCTTTAGCTTCAAAGCCAGCGCCACTGAAATCCTTAATGCCGCCCAAGTTGTGGTACTTCTTGGCCATCTCGGTTTGGCCCCAACGGCTCTCAAGGCCCCACTGACTTAGCAACACATTGGGATCAACATTGATCTCTTTACTGACCTGCTGTGCAACAGGCCCATAAGTTGCAATAAATTGCTCAATGTTTTTGTTGGCCATATTATTCTCCTGCCCGCTTACGGCGAATTAGACCAGTGACTGGGTCGCGGATGAACCCAGCGCTTGGAGCACCACCCGCTGGCGGCGCTGTTGCGGGACCAGATGAAGCAGGCGCTTGGCTTGGATACGTTTTCAAACCTGTTGCAATACCCTGAATGTCTTCGTAGTATTTGTCGTACATCTTCATGTACTGATCTGAGTCTAAGAACTCTTCGGCAGTCATCTTTGACTTCTTAAACTCTCTTGCAGATTGACGATCAAATTGTGCCTTAGCAGTTAACAGGTCAGCCTTACGACGTACAGTCTCAGCAGTGTCCTGTGGGCTGATGTTTGCGTTGCCAAGAATCAAACGCTCACGCTCTGTGGTTGAGCCTTTCATAGCCTTTTCTGCATTCAACTGCATCTGGGCTGTGTACATCAAGAACGTGCGGAATGTTGCCTGCTGTTGTGGACTCAGATCGGCATTTCTCATAACATCTTCAATGGCAGGAATACCAATCGTAAATCCTCTGCCGCCGATACCGTCTCGAATAAGGTTTGCAATTCCAGAAGAAACCTTGTCGTTGTTCAAGATGCCAGTCATTTTCTTGAAGTTTGGATCATCCGTGAAACGGCGCATCACGTTAGCTGTGGCCAAGGTCTCGCTAGCATCTTTGCTACGCTGATTGAAATCTTTTCTATTTTCAATTTCTTCAGCAATTTTGGCTTCTTCAAGCTTTTTCTTTCTTTCTCGAGCCTCAACAGAGCCATCATCAACACCAAACGCTTTGCCAGTAAATTTGTCAGCCAAGGCTTTGTAGCCAGCCCAGTTGTCTTGGTTTGCAAGATATTGAAGTTGCATTGCAACATTCTCTGGGATCTTAAAGCTACTGCCGTTGTAACCTTCTCCCATGATCGGCACTTCAACATATCGACCATTCAAGAATGGATTAAATACACCAGTGCGTAAGTCTGTAATACCAGCCTCAGTTTTTTCGTAACGCTTAGACTCCAACTCAGCGCCCTTAGCCAAAAGCTCTGCAAGCGTTTTGGTCTTGTCGTTGCGGTTCAATGCCACATACTCTTTTTGCGTCATGAACGCAGGATTGCCCTGCATGATCTGAATGCCCTCAGGAGCCTTTGCAACTGGAGGAGCTGCTGGAGGTGCAGGGGGAGCAGCAGGCGGGGCCTTTGGAGCTTGCGCAGCAGGCAACGTGCTTTGTGGGGTTGGCCGTGGAGCCGCAGCAGGAGCCTCAGGAACCGCTGGAAGCGTTGCGGCAGGGCTAGGTGCAGCAGCTTGCGTTAAAGCGCCTACAGGGGCTTCAGATGGCTCTGCTGGCGCGGGCACGGCAGACAGTGGCCCAGCCTTAGGCCCAGCAACTGCAGCCGCCTGTGGGCCTGCTAGAGGCCCTGTTGGTGGGGGAGTCTTTTGATCGCTAGCTAGCCACCTTGCAATATCAGCATCTCTAGACTTCAAGCGCTGAAGCTCTAGGCCTTGAGTGGCCACGCCAAGCTGCTGTTGAGCGATCTCTTGCTTTTCCTTAGCAGCAGCGGCCTCAGCAGGGCCAAGCTTGCCAGCAACACGCCCAAGCGCTTCACCAAAACTGCCTGTTTGAGTGGGGCCTAAAAACCCCTCTGCCACAGCTAAAAGTGTTGGATCAAAAAATCGATTTTTACGAACATCCAGCGATTCAGTTAGCCTTGCAAGCGCCTCTTGATAGCGGCGGTTAGCGTCAATAATGTCTGGATCATCTCCAGACAAATAACTTGCGGTGGGTGCTTTTGCTTCGGCCATTTTATTCCCCTTCACCGCCAGTGATCGGGACTACACCGCCAGCGGAGTCGTAGTATTTGCCTGATGCGGTGTCGTAATAAACTCCCCTGCCGCCAGCGTTTACACCAGCGTATTCGCTTGGGTCTATGGTGAAGTTGCCAAAAATGTTTTGGTTGCCAGTGCTGATGCCTTTGAGGTAGTCAATAAGCCCAGCGCCAGCGCCAGCAACAGTTTGCATGCCTTTGCCACCAGCCGTGCTGCCAAGCATCGACAAAACGCCAAGCATTTGCTCCAAATCTGATTTTTGATACGCGCCAGCCTTTGGACCCACAAACGTAGACGTTTGGCTTTGCGGCACGGTAAACCCACGCATGAGTCCAGACGCTGCTGTTGCGGTCTTGAGGGGCTGGTCTAGCTTGCTCTGCTCATATGCTTGACGCTCTGCGCCAGCCTTAGTCAACGCGCCAGCAGCGGTCAAGCCTGTATCCAGCTCTTGCTGCGCAAGCTTGCCTTGAGTGCCAGCGGCCAAGTTCTGCAATTGAGCCTCGTCAAGAGCGCCCTTTAAAGCCTCGCTGTAGCCTTTTGACAGTGCGCCGTATTGCTGGCCTGTCAAGCCTGCTTGAATGTCCGCCATGCCTTGACCTAAAGCGCCAGCGTAGCGTTGGCTACCAAGGCCACCAGTGCCAACGAAGCCAGCCTTCATGGTCGGCAATAGGTTGCGCTGCACGTTCTGCTGAGACAGGCGAGCCATCTCGTCCACCACGTTACTGGTGTAAGGATTCATCAAAGCCTGAATGCGCTCTGGTGTAATGCCCTTCGCAGCTTGTGCGGCGGTATCTTGAGCGGCCTGTAAGTCAGGCTGATAAGACGATGTCGAGGCAGGCAGGTTGCTGTAGCCCATGACCTGCAAGGGGTCGTAGCCAGCAACTGACTGGGTTGGCGACTTTCCTAAAGCCGTTGTGCCAGCCTTGGAAAGCCCAGACAGGTAGTCGGTGTAGTACGACGGCGCGGTGTCCGTGCGCGTCTCTGTCGTTTTAATATCTGGTAACGGTGCACCTTGAGTAATTGCCATGGTTATCTCCTAGCCTTGCGAGCGGGTTTTTTAAGGTAGTCCAAAGGTGACTTTTTCGCTGGAGGCGGTAAGTCCTTTGGTTTGGCCGACCTGTGATACGCCCGAATGGAGTGCATCATGTCGTATAGTTTATCGCTTCCTGCCTTAGTTGAGCCATTTCCTAGTGCAGCAACCACGTCAGCAGGGAAAACAAACTCACCGTCAGCTAGCATGGCAGGGATGTCGTCGGACTGGCCGTCCCCTGCTCCCGTAACCGCGTTGCCTGAACGGAAGTCCAGCCGAGCCTTGCCAGCGTGCTCAACCACGTTCAAGCCACCCCCTGCGTAGTGGCCATAGCGGGTCGTTCCGCCACCACCAGCGAACAGGGGCGTTGCAAGACCACCAGCCTTGAAGGGCTGATTTGGAATCTGATTTCCGCCTAACAGATCGTCAATTTCGTTCTGTTGGCCGTAGGCGAAATAGTCAGTCCCTTGTTGGGGCTGCTGCTGTGGGTTTGAGAGTTCATCTTGCACTGGGGCCACCTGCTGGTTTTGTTGTTGAGTTTCTTGCTGTGTTGGTTTGGGCACATAAGCATTTTCTTTGACCATCTTGAGGTATTGCTCAAGGGGGCCTTCAAATTTTGCCTCGCCTGTGGTTTTGAGGCCAATGTCCTTGAAGCCGGGGGTGGAGGTGTCCACCAAGTCCCCCGCCGCAGGCGCAACAAGCGCCAAAGCACCAGCAAGGTTGCTTGCCGTTTTTGCCGTGTTAGCTGTCCGCTTTGCTTGTAAAGAGGCCTGCTTTGCAGCCTCCTCCTGCTGCTTTTTATATTCGTCAAATCCAGTCTGCAAACCAGTAACGCCTGTTCCTAGCTCTTTCAAGGCTAGATTGGTAGCGGCCTGATAGGTCTGACCTTGCAGCATCAGCTCGTCTACGCGGGTGTTGAATTGCGTTTGGACGTCAGTAATGTTTTTGGTCAGATCAGTTTTTACAGTGTTGATCTGATTGGTCGTTGTTAAAGCGGCATTGTCAATAGCCCGCGTCAAGTCAACACCCTGCTGGGTCATTCTCGCAACCAAGTCCCTTTGTCCTTGATTTAGCGTTTCAAACTTAGTTCGGACGTTTTCATTGACGCCAGTTAAGAGTGTGTTTAACGTTGTGTTAGTTACTAAATTTTGAGTAGCTGTTGAAATTGCTGTGTTGACGTCAGCAGCAGTAAGGGCTGGATTAGCCGTCATGTAAGCAGAAATGGCGTTAGTTACATCCGCAACACTTAAATTTGGACGTGTAGCTAACTCAGCCTTGATGGCCGCAGTAACATCGGCAGCAGTAATTCCTACTGGGAATTTAATTCCAGCAATTGCAGTATTGATAGCCTGAGTAACAGCGTCAACGGTTCCTGTTTGCGTTCCCGTCTGCGTTTCAGTACCAGTTTGAGTTCCTGTGCTCGTCTGAGTACCTGTACCAGTCTGCGTGCCAGTCTGAGTACCAGTCTGAGTTCCAGTCCCCGTCTGCGTTCCTGTGCCAGTCTGTGTTCCTGTCTGAGTGCCTGTCTGTGTACCCGTTTCAGTTCCAGTTTGTGTGCCAGTCCCAGTTTGCGTACCCGTCTGAGTCCCCGTCCCTGTCTGAGTACCTGTTTGCGTGCCAGTACCTGTTCCCGTGCTTGTTCCTGTGCCAGTAGCCGTTCCAGTGCCTGTGCTAGTTGCTTTTGCTGCGTCGTAAGCCGCCTTGTCGCCGTTGTACTGGGTGTACGTTGCGTAGTCAGGGAAACCTGCGTCGGTCGCCGTTTTGGTGTTTGCGGCAGTAGAAAGGGCAGTAGCGTATGCAGCCTTGTCACCGTTGTATTGCGTGTAAGTTGCAAAATCAGGAAAGCCTGCGGCAGTCGCAGTTGCTTTATTTTTTTCCTCGGTCTTTGCTGCTGTGTACGCGGCAATGTCGCCGTTATATTGCTGAAACGTAGCGTAGTCAGGAAAGCCAGCGTCCGTAGCTTTTCTGATGTTTGCGGCATCAGTGTTAGCAGTGTTGTAAGCAGCTAAATTACCGTTGTATTGGGTGTAAGTCGCAAAGTCAGGGAACCCTGCATCTGTTGCAGTTTTCTTATTTGCATTTGCTACTAGTGCAGCGTCATATGCTGTTTTGCTTCCACCATACTGTGTGTAAGTTGCAAAGTCAGGAAAGCCTGCATCGGTTGCCGTTTTAGTATTTGCAGCAGCGGTCACAGCGCTGTTGTAAGCGTTTAGATCACCACCGTACTGAACAAAGGCTGCGTTATTAGGAAAGCCTGCTGCTTTTGCCTCAGCATCAAGAGTAGCCGTGGTTTTTGCACCAGAGGCATCAATGTCAGTTCTAAGCGCAGTGCCTTTTGCAAGCAATAAGCCGTCGGCAGAATTTACTTTGCCATCTTTGTTTACGTCATAGCGCAAATCAAGTGGCGTATCTGCGCGGCCAACAGCCATTTTTATAGCGGTTTCAGCCGCTGTTTTGGCTGCGGTATAAGCCTCCAAATTTCCATTGAACAGCTTGTAAGATGAGTAGTCAGGGAAGCCTGCATCAGTAGCTAACTTAATATTCGCCGCCGTAGAATTGGCAGCGTCGTATGCGGCTTTATCACCTTTGTATTGCGTGTAGGTTGCAAAGTCTGGGAAACCAGCATCGGTTGCTTTTTTCGTATTTGCAGCGTCAAACTGTTGCGTTACAAGATTTTTTGATGCTGTCTCTGACTTGCCAACAAACGCTGTTAACTGTTCAGCAGTTGGATCAACGCCAAAAACCTCTTTGAAAAACGCTTTTGCTTCGTCTTCAGTGGTATTTAATGGATCTGCATATCTTGTGACGGCAGCGGTCAAATCGCTAGCGCTTGCGTCAGGGTTATTGTTTCCAATAGAAAGTATTTCAGCGTCATTAGGCGTATACCCTTCAGACTGAAACGTTTTGACAATCTGTGTGTATTGCTCTGGGCTTGATTGCAGCCCAAGACTTGACAAATTGTTGTACTGAAGCGCATTGTTGATGGTCATCCCACCAGCCAAAACAGCAGACCGCACAAGTGTTGATGGGTCAAATGTTTTTGCACCAGTAATGATGTCATTTAACGTTACTGATGCACCGTCATAACCCTTGGCCACAACCTGAGACAAAGCACTTGAAGAGACAATACCAGCAGTCAATCCACCTTGAATGAAGCCTTCTAGCGCTCCAGAGGCTGTGACCTCTGCTATGTTGCGCACTTCACCGAATTTACCAATTTGTGCGCTAATGTTTTGAGCTGCGCCCTCAACATAGCCCATCACAAATTCTTTAGAGCTAGCGCCCACCACAGCAGTTGCTGCAATTCGGGCCTGATCTCCCATAAGCACTCTAAGCGCAGCCGTATCTCCGACCCAGCTTGTTGCGGCAGTCACTGCCATAGCCTCAAGACCAGAGGCAAGCGCTCGTGCTTCAGCTTTGCTAGGAGGAACGCCTCTTGAAATTAAATAGTCTTTGACTTCAGCGTAATTCCCACTGAACGATTCAAAACCATTAAGTGCTGCGTCAGTACCTCGAGCAACAGCAAAAGCTCCAGCCCTGCTGACCATTTTTGCCGCAACTGAACCCACGCCAGCAGACGCAACCAAGAACGGGATCTCTTGCAACGCCTCGCCGCCAACAACTGACAATGTGCCAAGAGGATTGTTTACTGCCTGCTTGCCAAACTCTTTAAGCTGACGTGCAGCAACTTGCCAGTCTTTGACTTGACTTTCAGGAACGCCTAGCTCTTTTGCTACCGTTGCTTTGCTGATGTTGTTTATGCCATCGGAGAATGCTTTTTCAGCATCCATGATGCCTTTGGATTGATTCAATTTGCCCCAGCGCTCAAAGGCTTGAGAAACCTTTAATGCGGAGTTTTCTGGACTCAAGCCCATAGCCTCTGAACCACGCAGCAGCGTTGTTGCAAGGTTGCCAAAGTTACGCGCACCAAACGCAAGGCCGTTCTTAATGACGTTTGCAACAGAGCCATCAGGCGCACCCTTGAACGCTTCTGTTGCAATTGCTAGTTGGTCGCTTAACCACTTTGGAAACTTAACACCGCCATGGTCTTTGATGAATTGCTGATACTCTGCGTAAGCCTTGGCATCACTATACAAAGGTGGTTCTATACGCTTTGCAACAATAACAATTCTAGGAATGTCTTTTTCGCTAACCCAATCAAATTGCTGGCCTGTGATAGTTTGGAAGTCTTGTGTCGATACACTAGGCAACTTATTTTCTGAGGCAGCTTTGGCAACAACCTTTGCTTGATCGCTTGGCATAAACGTGTAGGTCATGCCGTTTTGCTCAAAGGTGTTGTACCCTGCTTTTTGAGCAGCGTTCAAAGCCTCTTCTTTTGTTTTGTACCCATTACCATCAAACGTTACTGACTTGATATCGGCAAGGTTTTGCGCGTATGTCTTTGCGTTTGCCTCACTTAACGACAAAGCTGAAAACACCTGATCAGCCGTTAAGTCTTCAAATTTCAACCCTACGCTATTGAGATATGAAGTTAACTCAGTCTGATTCGTTGTGTTTCTGTCGTCATTCCAGTTTCTAACGTAGTTGTTAAAACCTGTGGTGTAGCTGTCAGCGTTACCAAATGATGCAAGCAAATCATCAGAAATTGGCTCACCAAATTGATCTAAATAGCTTGCTTTTACAGCGTTGATTTGCTTGTAGTAATCTTTGATGTGCGCATCGGCCTCACCTGCTGACATTGTCAAAAGTTCATTTGCACGCTTGTCTGACAGCGGCAAGCCCATTTGCTTTGCAGCGTCTTTGATCACCGATGCATTCAACTGAGTCTGCCTTGCAAAGTCAATTGATGCAGACATCATTGCGGCTGGATCGCCTGACTTCAAAGCGTTGACAAGGTTTAATCCACTAGCTGCAAGCTTTACGTCTGAATTGTTTGTAAGAGTTGCAGCCGCATAAGTAGCACCTGTAAAGTCGCCTTTGCCAAGAGCAGAAGCAACAGCCGCGTATTGCACGGGCCGCATTAAATCTTCAGGTATTGTGATACCGATCTGCGGCGATATGCCTATTAAAGAAGAGAGGACGCCTTGTAGGTTTTTTTTGTCTAATGCGTATAAAAGCTGCACGCCTTGCGTGGCCGTTCTAATTGAACCTGCATTGGTTGCAAGCCAGTTTGCTGCTGTGTTATCTACGCCCGCTGCAACGTAACTACCAAGTGTGTCAATGTCAAATGCTTGTGTGCCAAGGGTTGTTGGCAGCGTATTGAATGCTTGGCCATATGCATTAGCAGCACCGAGGGCACTTAAAATTGCGCCTACGGTGTTGCCATTGGCAGCGTTTCCAATTGCGCTGAGGGCCATGGTGAAGGGCTGGTGCGGCCCCGGGATCATCGACGCGACGCTCAATATCTGGGAAATGATGCCCCAGTCACTCGTTGAGCCGCCATACGCCGTGTAGAAGATCGGCATGCCTAGTTCATTAAACTGCACGCCAAAACCTGTAGAGCCATCACCCGCAAAAGTACCAGACCAAATGTCGCCACCTGCTCTGCTGTAATTTGCAGGGATTGCTTTACCTGTTACTTTGTTGCCAAAAGTTTCGCCGCTTTTGTAAACTTTTTGGCCGTCTTTTGTTATAACTTCGTTGCTTGCAAGTGGTGCAAGCGACGTAAGAGGATACCCTTCTGAATCCGTTCCTGCGTCAACAGTCTTAAAATAACGAGGTTCTAAGGTGGCGCTTTTAGGAACCATAACGGTTCTAAATTCTTGGTTGCCATCATAATCATAGCCACCTGTTGGCTCTCTATAGAAATAATCGCCACCACCGTAGCCATATTCGTCTGCGCCTGTTACTTGAAGCTCGCGTCCGTTATAGTAATATTTAGTTGTAACAGGTGTGTACGCTGGAACTTTGCCAAAATCTTCAAGCCTTGTAATGCCGTTGTTGTACAAGGCTTCAGCCATGGCCTTTGCGTTGAGGTCTTTGTTGCCAAATCCTTGACCAGTCCATTTGTCAGATGTGCCTTGCGCAAGAATTTTTTTCTTCATCTCGCCAATGGCTTTGGCTTTTACTTGCTCTTCTGGCGAATTTAACTTTAAGCCGCTGTTAAGGCTAAAGTCGCCAAACGCATATTCTAAATCTGACAAATCAATTGGGTTTTTAACAAAATAATCGTCAAACAACTTCTGTATTTCAGGCGTTATTTCGGCGTTTGGATTTGCGTTATACCAATCCCAAACGTTGTCTATGGTTAAATTCTGTGGAGCCATATTACTTACGTTGTTTGCGTTGCAGGATTAACAGCAGCCACCATGGCCTCAGCCCAATCAAACCAGTTCTCGTACTGGTCTGTGCGTGGCGTGGCCTCATTTGAAAATACGTCAATGGCGTTCAAGCCATTTCCCCACAGCCGCCAATCCGTCTGTGCATCAGGGATCTGGAGATTTTGAGCAGCATAAAGCTCGCACATGAGCGACGCCCACGACTCAAACGTGTGATAGCGTGGATCATAGATCTGTGCTGGATTAAGGGCCATATGGCCTCACGTCGCCGATCTCGGCATTGAGAACCAATTTGCCAAGCTGATAGTTTCCACCAGCCACGTCAGAGGTGAACCTCAATCGCAATTCACGGCGCTGCTCACGCATGTCAATCTTGCCTGTGTTAGGTCCAAAGACGTAAGGATCAGACTCTTTGTCTTCACCCTGCGCAAATGGGCGGCCAGTCACAACAACGTTCATGTCGCCAGACTGCAAAAAGTCAGGCTCAATACGCTCTACGCGAATCCATCGGTTTTGACCTTCTGCCGCTGGTTGAGAAGGTCCACCGCCAAGCCAGCTCAAATCGTTGGTCTCAAATGAGCTTAGGATCGCCCGCACGTTTTGACCAGCAATTTCATCAGTGCCAATTTCATGCTGATACATTGAAATCAAGTTGGCAGGGATTGAAAAAGTCAGAGCTGCCGCGCCCGTTCCAGTAGCCGCTGCTGACATCTGAATGGCTTGAAGATAAATTGCCGTCACAGGGATTGAAAAGCCAGCACCAGAGCCACCTAAACTAGCTGCCGTGGCACTTAGGGTGTTGCCGACCGCATAGCCCGCTCCACGGGCCGTAATGGTCACGGTGGTAACTGCCCCTCCAGAAACACCGATCGTGGCCTTAGCGCCCGATCCTGAGCCTCCTGTGAGGGTTACGTTGACGTAGGAGCCATTGACGTACCCAGAGCCGCCTGTGATCGCTCCAAGCGTCTTAAGGTTGCTAGTGGTGATCGCCGCCACGGTCGTGCCTGTGGGGATGTTGGAGCCAGATATGACCTGACGCAAAGCCACTTGAGTGTTGTAGGTGTCACTGTACAGGAACACGCTGCCAGACACTTCGTTGTAAGTTTCAGTGAACACGGTCTCGGCGGTGCTAGTGTGCCAGTCAGCCGCAACGGGAAAAGCAAACACCTGTGAGAAGTAACCAGCGGAGCGCTGTGCACCACGGGCCTCGCCTGCATCGTACCAAGTGTTCTCGCGCACGTTGTAGATGATTGCGTCAGTGCATTCTGTTGCATCGCCACGAGGGTAGAACCACCAAATCTCACCAAAACGCGGAACCTTTGTCGCCCAAACCTTTTGACGTTGGTCATAGTTCAGGTTGTCAAAAAAGTAGTTCTGGTTCATGGTGTTAGGAATTTCTTTCACAACACCGTTGTAAAGCAAGAAGCGATCAACACCGCACCAATAGTAAACGCCGTCGTACTCAATGGCCGACTGCGAAGACAGAATTGAGGATTGGCTGCTGATGATGTCATAGCGCCAGTATTGAGGGGGCGTTCCTGTGCCACCAATGAACGACACGCGGATCAGGCTGTCAAGGCTCCAAAACAGGCCAGAAGGCGCGTTTGAGCCACCCCTGACGGGTAGCCCTTGGACAATCTTTCCAGAGGCCACATTGACCGCGTTGGCGTCCGCAGAGACCCAGTCGTTGGTGTTGCCAGCCGAGCAGTTCTGGATCAGGCCGTTGTTGCCATACACGAACAGGTAAGGGTGCAGCGACACCACGCCACCAGAAACTGAAATGTTGTTGTTGAATGTCAGCACCACCGTACCAGAGGCCGTGGCGTTGTTTGACAAAGTCAACGTGGTAGTGGATATTGACACCACCGTGGTATTGGCAGGAATGCCCGTGCCTGTCACAGTTTGGCCCGCACCAATCAGAGGATTGGCCGCAGCCAAAGTCACTGTGGGACTCAAATTTGTTGTAGTGCCAGAGTCAGTAAAGACACCAATTTGGCTCATGGTTAAGGCGGTGATGTCGCCAATGAGCACAGGGGTGTTGTTGTCGTTGCCGATGGAGGCGAGGTTTTGCCCCGGGTGCGCTATCAACGACTGCAACCCCGTCCCTGTCACGTCGTAGAAGCCATCAAACTGCCACAGGTTCAAATTGGATGGCGTGAAGTTGGACAAAGTGAAGTCACCCACACCAGCGCCCACGCCATTGTTGTCAATGGTCAGGACCTGAAGGCCGTTGTTGTAGCCACTGAAAATGGACGTGAAGGCGTTCTGTGGGTTGACCCAGATCCCGCGTGAGGGTCCTGTGAGCTGGTCCGAAATGACGCGAAAGCCACCGATCTTGCGAGGGCGGCCACGCTGGAAGCGGACCCACTCGCCGTCGTTGTAGAACATTTTGTCGAACACTGTGCCATCGCGCTGGATGCCCGGCTGCGTGTCGAGTGAGAAAACCTTGGCCGCCATTAGAAGGTCCCGCCCTGAACACCCCCAGTAAAGTTCCCCGTGCCCGGGATGTTCAGCCCTGTCGAGGTTAGGCCAAACAACTTGACGCCCAAGATTGAGATGCCGAACTCACCAGAGCCGGGGCGATAGATACCCGTTGACGTCTCCGTCGCAAAGTTCAGCGATGGAGCGCCCACCGTGCCATCCACCAGCGACACGTTCACCGCACCAGCAGCGATCGTCGAGGCGTTGAGCAAGTTGACCGAGTCACACAGCAAGATCACCTGCTGGCCAGCGGGGACCGTGGCAGTTGCACCACCTGCGCCTGTGGTGAAGGTGATCTGGTAGCCGGGGCCTCCGCCGTTGGTCTGATTCGTGATGTAGTACACCTGCACCGTCTGCGGTAGGACCACGGTGACGTTGCCTGTCAGCGTGCCTGTGTACTTTTGAATTGTGTTGGCCGCCTCTGAGGCTGTCAGGGTATAGCTGCCAGTCACCACAGCCTTGGTGAGCTGCGTAAAGTTGAACTGGGTGCTGCGGCCCAAGCCTACGGTGAAAAATGCAGCGCCAGAGCAGCAGATCACGCAAGAGTCAGCAGGCTGCAAGGAAATTGTCGATGCGCCGTTGATCAAAATGCCACCAGAGGGGGCGATGGTCAAAGTACCAGATCCGCCGTTGCGGACCATCATGTACCAGTCGTTGCCTAAGGTGACAGCAGAGGTCAGGGTCAGCGTGCCTGAGCCACCAGTCCAAACGTGAGTTGATGCACGGTCAGTGGTCAGAGCGGTGTAGTTTGAAGCAAAGGTGACGACGTTGTTAGCAGAATTCAGCGTGTTGGAAATAGCCTTCAGACCAAAACCAGCAAGAGTAGCTGCGTCGACGTTGGATGTGCCCACACCAAAAGCAATGAGGCCCCATGTGCCTGCTGTGGTGGTGTTGCTGGTGAGGTAGATGTACTTTGCTTCACCGGGGGCAATCGTCACAATCGTGCCACCCACATAGTTCCTGACCGTAAAGGTGTAGGACCCCACGTTGCGGAACAGCGCGTCAATACCCACAGACGCCTGATTTGCAGGGGGCATGTCCAGCGTGAACGAGTCAAGCGTGAACGTCAACCCAGTAGTTGTGCCAGCCGTGGTGGCCACCGCAGCTCCACCCAAGGTAGAGGACACCGTGAAGGTCGTCGAGCCGTTGGTGGCAATAATGTAGTAAGTGTTGCCAGTAGTGATGCCTGTTGACGTACCAGTGGAAATACCAGTCACGACGATAGCTTGGCCAACAAACAGGCTTGGAGTCGTGGTGCAAGAGCACTGACCATTTGTGCCTGTGACTGTAACGCCAGAAAGCACTGCGCCGCTTGAGAGCGACGTGACGTCCATAACTCGTGCGGCTGCGTTGTCTGTGTCGCTGCCATTGATTGGCCACGACAGGGTTTCGTCAGCAACGAGCGTAATGCTGCGGTATGAGACGTCGGTCGGTTGAATTACCTGACCAGTAAATGGGCTATTGAAACTCATGAATCCCTCGCAATCGCCTGACGATCAGCACCGCGTGTGACGTTCTCTGTCTTCAGGACTTCAATAATTCGGTCGTAATTGCTTTGCCACATTGGCATGCGCTCGTCATTCTTGAGGAACGGCATGGCCTGCAACAAAGTACCGTACAGCATCGCTTGTGGCGCGTACTGGGTGAACCAGTTTGATTGGTTCGAGGAGTCCAAGGGCTGCACTCGCTCGTAGTACAGCACCTCGTAGTTGTAACCTAATGAAGGCGTAGGACCAATCAGCCAATGCTCATAGTCGTAGTCGCAAAAGAACAGCGGCACGTCGGTTGAAGTTGGGTTTGGCCAATACTCGCGGATGTACTCGTATGTGCGCAGCAATACAGGCTGGCGCTGGCCTGCCACGGTCACGTTCATTGACACAGTCTTGCGCCAGCGGGCAGGCTTTGGAATGACGTTTTCGCCAAGGACCATGGTGCTTGTGGCCACAGTCAGGTTGCCAAGGAATTTGATCTCAGCCGCAATGATCTGCTCCGCCAGCATAATGAACTGCGGAATTTTGTCCAAAGTCTGCTGATCAGTACGCTCCAGATAGGTCTGGATGTCGTTGACCAGAGAGTCATACGTCATTACGGCTGCGACTGTCATGTGGTGGCATCCCTTCTTTTGTTCATTTTAATGCCTAAGCTAGCTCTAAGCAAACAGTCTTGTGCCAGCTTTGTCAATAATCAACGCCTGTTTTCGGGGCTTTCCGTCATCTTGGTTTGGAATGCTGATGTGCGTCCAGCGGTCAAACTCACGAATTACTTGGTCAAATTCAAGATCTGAGGCTATTACGGCACGCACCACTTGGTCTGGCGTCATGGCGGGAACACGAATATCAGCAGCACAGCCGATGCGATGCTGAGAAGTGTCTTTGCTGCCCACAGCATCATTGACTTGTTTACTGCGGAAGGCTGAATTGACCATGATGGGCTTTCCGCCAAGTACAGTTTTGAGTTTTTCAAGAAATTCGGCCAGTCTTTGAATGTTTTCAAGTTCTTTTTCATTTGGAATATTGTCAAATTCACGGTGATCCGTGTGCGTTAATTCTTCAAGTGTGAAGTGTGGCGTGAGGTTCATTTTTTAATCCTGTCTGCAATTTTTTCCATGGTACGGCCACCAAAGTAAAACGACATGACCAACATTCCCCACTGGCCAAGCAACTCAACATAAGCGCCGCGCGTCTCATACTCAAAAATTGATGCAATAGCAAAGCCAGAATAGGCCAGCAAAAGGAATATAAGCGTCATAGGACGTATATTTTTGGACAACCAAGAGTCAGACCCCATATCGGCCTGAACGCGCTGTGTGAGGTTGTTTTGCTCAGTCTCGTACAGCTTTGTTTCGTTGGCCATCTTGGCTAACTCGCCATCTTGAGCCATTTTAGAAAGTTCTAATTGCGCCTTGGCTTTGGCCTCTGGGTCTGGAATTAGTTTGTCAATGAGCTTGCCGCCCACGTTTAGAAGTGCGTCGAGTGCGATCATTGTTTGCTCCTTGAAAGCATGGTTGCTGCAATTTCCATCATGGTTCTTGCCACCTGAATGTCGGCAGGCTCATTATCCCAGCCAACAGTAATTTGGCCAACAAAACGGCTTGGATCAGGTGGGATGCTGATTCGGCAGGTGTAGGTAACCCCTTTGGCGATGTACCACAGGCCCATCTCGGACTGTGCTGCGCGGTACTCACCGCAAGGAACCTCGCTGGCCATAAGGCTGACCACGTCAGCGTTGTTCTTTGCGTTCTGGGTAAACAGGCCAACATCAAGCCCGTCATTGGTTTTGTCTCGGCCTTCTTTGGTGTAAGCGCGGTACAGCACTCGGGTTCCAAACATGGGGTTTACTTTGAACACGGCCACAATGGTGGCATTGGTGGTTTTGAACAGGTGGGCGGCAGCGTCTTCCACTCTGTCCTCAACAATGCTTGGCATTCGCTTGGACTCTTTGTAAGCCCCCACTAACAGTTCTTGGTTCTGCCAGACGAAGTAACCAGCGAAAGCAAAAATCGCCATGAGTATCAGCGCAAACAGCTTGAACGGGCTGTCAACATAGGACAGCACCTTGCTCAATACGTCTGATGGCTTTTCATCACTCATAGTCCAAACATCCCCAATATCTTGGTCACGACCTTATCGGCCAACTCATCAGGCAGGAAGCGGAGCAGTCCGAGCACCCACCAAACAATGCACAACCGTACAAAGATTTTAAGGAATTGGTCAAACTGCTTTTGGTACTCATTCACCGACCACACCTTGTCTTGGCACAGTAGTCTTGTATCTCAGCGATGCCCCAACCAACTGCGCCTAAGAGCATCACGATCACGACAACGCCAATCGCCCACGCCATCTGCTCTTGTTCTTCTTCTTTGCGTTTCTTTTCTTCAGCTTTCAACGCCGCCATTTCCTTGGCGTCATCTCTGTCCATCTCAGCTTGTCGAGCTTTGGTGGCGTTCCACACGTCTATTCGGCCAGCCTGCATGAACAGCAGTTGCAACTGGGCTTCAAACCTCTTGGCTTCATCAAGCGCCATCTCAATCTGTAACGCCGCTCCAAGGTTAGATTTACCGCCTGTACGCTTGGCTTGAAGCATCGCTTTGGTAGCGGTGCTCTTGGCATCGAAAAGCCGCGAGATGGATGGAGCCAAGCCTGCTAGATCACTTGCGACCTTACTAGCCTTCTTGACTACGCTGATTGCACTTTGTAGTCCTTCTAACGCTGTTATGGGGTCTATTGGGATCATGACCAAAAAATCTCAAATACTTTCTAGCCAAAAACTAAAGTCCTAAAATCTTTTTAACAAATTCGGCGGCGACCCCGGGGCCAAGCAACACAGCCGCAATCACAATGTACAAGAGGTACTCGATCTTGGTCATGCGCTTGGAACCGTCGTCAAAGCGGGCTTGAATGCCCTCATATCGTTGAGCGCAAATTGCCTCGTGAACACTCAGACGCTTGTCCGTTTCCGTAGCAAGTTCGTGAATCGGTTCCATCGGTCAATTTCCGCTCAACTAGACGTTTACTCAGCAGCAGGTGCTTCAGGGGCTGCGGGTGCAGCTTGGGCTTGGGCTTCTTGCTGGATGCCGTTGATCAATTGCTGTACCTGAACAAAGGGCTGATTGCCCAAATATTGCAGAATTGCGTTGACCAGTTCGGTTGAAAGGGTGATTTTTTGCATGAAACTCTCCGTGTAATTGCCGCTGTTAGGGCCAGCGGTTTGCCCTTTTGCAATTATGCCGCAGGCGCTGCCCAAGGCAGTGCAGGAGTGACCACGGGTGGGTTCACTTGGTTTGCAATCTGCTGTGCAACAGCGGCTTCAGTAGCGGCTTGGTCAACACCGTTAGCCCAGATCCAACCCAATACTTGAGCTTGAGTAAGCTGTGCGTAGGGGGTGAATGTGCCAGAGGTCAAAGGAATGCCGCAAGTGGAATAGACAGAAGAACTGTATGTGCCGTCTGTACCAGAGCAAGTCCAGTGAACGGTGAACACGACATCGGTGTTGCCGCCTTCTTGTGGGTAGCAGTCCATTGCTGTGACTGTCCAAGTGTATGTATTAGCCATGATTTTCCTTTCGGGGGTTAAAGATTAGCGGCATCCAAACGTGCCTTGAGTGATTCAATGATTGCTTGTTGTTCTTGCATGGCTTTTACCAGCATAGGAACAAACACGCTGTACTTTACGTTTTTTGTGGTTGTACCTGCCATTTCCTCGCCGTTGATGACATCAGGGCTTTCGTAAATCATTCCGGGGAAGATTTCTTCCAACTCTTGCGCAATCACGCCCAACTTATCGGGTGCAGATTTGGCGTCGGCTTTAAGCGAATACTTAATAATACGGACTCGGCACAGGTCTTCAAGATACCCACGGGCATCCTGAATGTTTTCTTTAATTTTGATGTCAGAGATAGTGCCGTATGTACCCGTTGTGTTGAAGCATGAACCGCCTTGAGTGACGTTAAACCTTGGGCCTACCAACGTCCCGCTATCACCTGAATAAACGGTCAGTGCGTTAGCAAGGTTTCCACCAATACCACCGAACCCGTCACCACCACCGCCACCAGTGCGTTCCAACAGCAACTGAACATCAGCACCACTTTCTCTAAAACAGTTGTATGTAGCAACTGGTGAAACGGTTGTGCCGACTAAAAATTCACCCGTTGAAGTTATACGAGCGCGCTCCGTCCCACCGGTAGAAAACGCCATTGTGTTGGTTGCCGCACCACCACTAATTTTCCAATGTTGAGTAACGCTAGTTGTGTTTGAGGCAATGTAGTTATAGATAGCACCGTTATCGTTTTGGGCTTCAATGTTTATGATTGACGCATAGTTTGCCGCCTCAGCTTTAACTGTGAGCGTTGCATCCACTGCTGTGGTAGTTGCAACAGTCAAGCGACCGCCAGCAGTCGTAGTCCCCACAAGCAAGTTACCGCTTGAGTCTATACGGGCACGTTCGGTGTTGTTTGTTCCGAATACAAGTGGATGGTTAGTAGTGGTACGAATAAAACCGCCAGACAATCCACCATCACTGCCCATTGCGGTTGTGATGCTCAAATCACTTCTGGTCGCCTGAATTAAAGCTACCGCATTAGAACCAGAGCCAGAAACATCGACTCGCGCACCGGGAGAGGTTGTGCCAACCCCCAAATTCCCACTAGCATCCAGAGTCATTGCCTGAGTAAAGGTAATGGCGTTTCCTGCTGTGCCTGATGGGGCGTTGTACCAGCGATGTGAACCAGCAACTTGAGAATATGAAGATGCGGCGGCGGTAGCAATATATTTTTCACCACCAGACTCACCAACAAAGTTTTGTGAAAAATTGACTTGACCGCTAGAACCAGAAACTGCGCCACCACCAAAAATTTGAAATGCTTTGTAAGTACCACTTGTCCAAGCACTAGGAGTAACTCCTAATCCAAGGTTGCCAGAGGAGTCGAGGCGCATACGCTCCAATACTCCAGCGCCATTTGCATTAGTGCCAAATGTGATTGCTGAACCCGTACCAAAAAAGTTTTCAACTTTTAGTGTTGCACCAGAATCCGCAAAAGACAAATCTGCTTGTGAAGTGCTTGCGGCATTGTTTAATCTAATTGGTGTATCAGAAACAACTTGTAGTTTAGTAGCAGGTGAACTTGTACCAATACCTAGACCTGTAGAGGTTAGGCGCATTTGTTCTGAGCCTGTAATATTCCAAATATGGTTAGTAGAACTAATTGAGTTGGTTAAATATCCACTAGAAGTAAAGCCTATTGGGTATGTTTGAAGACTTCCATAATACGAATACCCTGTTGGAATTCCTTGTCCATTTGTAGAACCAGAGTCGTTAAAACCCATGACAGTATTTGCTTTTCCTGTCGTTGTATTTGTAATATATGCGTCTGTACCTTGTGCATGAATACGACTTAAAAGTCCCGAAAAAGTACCTGATCCTGTAGTTGCAAAGTTAGTCCCATCAAAAGTAAGCGCAGAACCGCTTGTAACAACCTTAGAGCCGTTTAAATACAAAACGCCGTTGGCTGTGCCACCGTCAAGAGTAATGCCGCCACCGAAGTACGAAGCGCCTCCATTCACATACAAAGCGTATGGGTTGGTCAGTGTGACGTTCGTGCCAGCGCTTGGAGCGCCTGCGATGTACAAAGTCGCTGCGTTGGTGTAGGTGACACTGGTGTTGGTCGCAGCAATTGGCGTGATGGCCAAAGAAGCGATTGCACCTGTTGCGTTGGTCGCACCAATTGCAGAAGTTGTGTCAGTCACCGTGCCAGTGCCGAGATACAGCTTGGCAGGGGTTGATGGAGCAAACACAGCGACGCCACTGAAGTTGCTGTCACCGATCTTGACAGTCCTCACAAGATTGGTCAGGCCAACTGTTGAGAAGCCACCAGCCGACAAAGTTGTGCCGTCAAAGGTCAGATCAGCATCATCAGCCTGAGCGCCGCCAGTAGTGCTCACAACGACGCGACCAGAGGTCAAGCTAGTGTTGGTGATGCTAGAGCTGGAAACGCCTGTAAGGCCTGTCAAAGAGGTCACCCACTGAGGCGCAGTACCTGTAGAGGTCATGACGCGGTTTGCAGCGCCGATGGCCAAGAAAGTGGTTGTGTCAACGGCAGACTGGTAAGGAACAGAACCAGCAAGGCCACCAGCAAGGTTTGTGGCCGTCAGAACCGAAATGCTTGAAGGAGCGGACCACTGAGGAACCGAGCCAGTCGATGTCAAGATGTAGTTGACAGCGCCAATACCAAGCTTTGCAAGCGTGTTGGAGGCTGATGCGTAAAGCACATCACCTTGAGCATAGGTAGACTGCGCAGTGCCGCCATAGATCGCGCCAAGGGCATTGGTGAGGTTCAGCGTGGTTAGCGTAGTGGTGCTTGTTGCGCTGTTGAACGTCATGGCCGCATTACCAGCCAACGCGCCTGCGTTGTTGTACTGGATTTGCGTGTTTGAGCCGCCGATCGTGCCAGCACCTTTGGTTGCAATTACCTGCACAACGCCAGCGTTGTCCTCGTAATACAGCTTGCCGTCAGTGATGTTGATCGCCAGCTCGCCTTGTGCAAGATTTGCCGCCAAAGGTACGGCAGATGCAGTCGTTGAAAAGTAAAGTTGGATCGGTGTGTAATTTGTTGCAGCCATAATTTTTCCTTAGAAAGTTCCGCCAGAGATGCCAGACCAAACAGGCCCAGTTGCGCCCGCTGTCAGCACATACCCCTGCGTGCCAAGCGCTAGTTTAGACAAAGTTGTTGCACCACTTGCGTAAAGCGTATCACCAATTGTGTACGAGGCGATGTCTGTTCCGCCTTGAGCAACGGCTAGAGTGCCAGACGTTACTTGAGACGCGGCAATTGCGATGTTTGTGTTTGTGACGCTTGTGAGCTGACCTTGCGCATTTACAGCAAAAACAGGCACAGCGGAGGCCGAGCCGTAGGTTGCCGCAGTCACAGCGGTGTTGCTGATTGAGAACGTTGTGCCAGTCAGCGTCAAACCAGTGCCAGCAGAATAGATCTGCGTTGCAGAGATTTGGACAAAAGTGATGTTGGTCGTGCCAAACGTGATGACGCCAGACGTGTTGCAAGTGTAAGTCTCGCCAGCGCCAGTCGTGCCCTGTTGGACAAAAACAGTGGAGCCTTCGCTTAAACCGTTGGCGCTATTGATGACGTAGGTATTCGCATCGGATGACCGAGTCAGCACCCAATTGGTTGACCCAGATCCTACGTCCGTCACCACATAGATGCCGTTCTGCGTTGCGTTGGTCTGGGTATAAATCAGCACGCGGTCATTGACTGCAACAGTCACGCCATCAATAACTAAGGCGGCTTGTGTGCCTGCGTTAGTCAGAGTTGCACCGACACCAGATGCACCGTTGTTGTAGGTTGCATTCAGCGGAGTTGGGGACTCAACACGAACAGGCGTGTGGAAGTGAATACCTGAGGCGACTAAGGTGTCGACATACTGCTTTGTCGCCAACTGGAAGTTGCTGACTGGGTCTTGAGTTACCGTAACCGATGTCAGACCGCCCAAGGTCAGGCTTGTGGCCCCTAGCGCAATGCTGGTTGTTCCAATAGTCAGCGACGAGTTCGTCAGGCTTGCGTTGGCAATGTTGGTCAGCGTGTTGGTCGAGCCACTGATCGACTTGTTGGTCAAAGTGTCGGTCGTTGCGCGGCCCACCAAGGTGTCGGTGGTCGTTGGAAAGCTCACCACGCCTGTGTTGCTGATCTGCGAAATGACAGGCAACGTCAGCGTTTTATTGGTCAGCGTTTGCGTGCCATTCAGGGTCACCACGTCTACGCCGCCTACGGTCACCGCGCTTGCGTTAAACGTGCCACCTGTTACCGTTTTGCCTGTGAAGGTTAGCGCGGTAGGCAGTGACAAAACAACGGTCGTTGTGCCTGTTGCGGTTATTTCGTTTGCTGTGCCAGAAACGGACGCTACCGCACCGATGCCAGCAGGGGTGATTGCCACATTGGCTGCGGCAGTCAGTTGGCCTTGGGCGTTGACGGTGAACGTGCCCACCTGCGTGGTAGATCCATAGGACCCAGCAGTCACCGTGGTGTTGGCAATCGAAATCGTGCCTGTGCCTGTGATAGGTCCGCCTGTGAGGCCTGTTCCAGTGTCGACTTGAGTGACACCACCAGACAGAGAGAATTGACGCCATGCACCCGCAGAATAGCCTTCATAAGCCCCGTCGGTGGAGTTGTAGCGCATTTTGCCAATAACACCAGCGCCGCGCTGGCCAGTGGTTCCGACAGGAAGGGTGACCGCACCGACCCCGGGGAACACCGCGTCATCAGCAATCGAGAAAACAGGATTGCCCACGCCGTTGGTGTTTGTGATGCCAATCTGGTTCGCTGTACCCACCAAGGTAGTCGAGGTCACAGCGCCAGCCGTTGACAGCACCATGAAGCCATTGAAGCTGGCGTTTGCAAGGTTTAGTGCTTGACCTGTCAAGGACAGCGTTGGGTTGCCTGCAATGCCGTCGCCATCGGTCACGCTCAGGCCTGTGTTGGCAATAGCGATAGAACGGCCTGTAATGGCCGTAGAAGACGTTTTTACCTGTATCCCAGTACCAGAGTTCACCAGAGACAACAAAGCGCCTGTAGTGCCGATATTAAAGAGTCCTTGAGCGCCACCGTCAGTGATCACCAAGCCATTGGTTGCGCCCACATAGCGGCTGTTGGCCAACTGAGGCGTCTGGGTGACTGTCAGGTAGGTGTAGGGTTGCGACGGGGATGCAGCGATTGCAGCCGTGGTCGTCTGCACCGTCACGCCATTTTGGACAATAGGAACCGCCTCAGTGCCTGTGATAGCACCTGCGGCTGGCAGTTGGAGTATGGTTACTTGTGCGGACATTATGTGCTCGTATTGTCTGGTGGGTTCGGTGCAATAGTGTCCTTGTTTCCAGTCGATGTTGGCGTCTGGGTATTACCCTCGGTCGAGATCTGGAACACGTTGGTTTCACCACCCGTGACCAAATAGTTGTCGCCAGCGTTGAGTGGGAGGTCAGGACGTGGAAACCGAATCGTTATCCTTTCGGTTTTACGAGCAGGTAAACGATAGGGGTCGAGCTGATCTGCGCAGCCTTCGTTGCACACGCGGAGGCCGGGGAAGTTGGGATCATTGCGCATCACCGCATGCGGGCGCTTCATCTTGCAGCGGTCGCATATCGCAATTGCGATGTCTGAGTAGCCTTCGGTGTCCAGAAAGATGGCCATCGGTCACCTCGTGTAGACGGAAATGTTAGGCGCAAAGTAGATAGGCGACTTGTCGCGCTCTTCCTCTTCGGCCATGGCAAGGTACTTTTCGGCTTGGCCTTCGAGGTATTGGGTGCGATTGAGGTCGACCCCGGGCAACTCGAGGCTCATCCTGTGAGCCAGCATCATCACGACAGCCTCATACCAGCGCTGTGGCACTTCCAGCTCGCCATACAAGTCACCCACGTCCATGATCTGGCGCGAGTACCAAATGGTCATCTGGTAGAAGGCGTTCTGAGGCGTAGGCCAGAGCGTAATTTGACTCTGAGGAATGGTCCTGTTGAACCAATACTGGAACGGCTGGTTTGCCGTAAAGTTTTTGTTTGGCAGGTTGGTGAAATCATCACGGTTCAGGCGCGACATTGTGATTTCGGTGCTGTTGTTGCCCAAGTACCACTCGCGCAGGTTCAGCGTCGTGCCGTTGTAGGCGCGAATGCGGTAGTAGGGCACTGTTTGGCCATTGACAATGTCAGTCCAAACCCAGTCGTTGTCCACCACGGTGATTGTTCCAAGGTCGACCAAAGTTGACCAAGTCACGTTGTCTAACGAGTATTCGTAAATAATTGACCAAGTGCCACTTGCAGCAGGCAAGAAACCAATTGAGCCAATGTAAATGGGGTTCGAGGGTCCGTAGTTGACCGAAATGTTGCCGTTGGCTGCATTCTGGGTGCAAATTGTCTCGACGTCTTGGTCGTACACGTTGCCCAAAACACCCCCAGCAGACGACGTATAGGAGCCATCAGGGCGGTTCATCCAGCGATACAGGGCGTTGAGCACGTCGTTGCCTCCAAGGGGCAGCAGGTACGTTGCGCGGTCAGGCGAAAAGCCGTAGACCTTCTTGTTGATGGCCCAATACTGGATGCCGATGTTGATCAGGTTGGACAGCAGGAAAAACAGCGACTCGCGGGCACTTAAGACCTGCTCAGAGGTTAGCTCTTCGGCCAACTTCCCACAGCGACGTGCGCCATGATCAATTAGCGTTTGCACCGTTACGACGGTAGTGCCTACTGAACCTGAATATGCCATGTCTTTGTCCTCGCTCACCAGCCGGGGCAATTCCAGCGCTGCATCGAAGCACGCGATCTGCTGCCCTTTTCGCTCTTTTCTGCTACAGGCCCCATTCTCGCGCAAAATGCATCCCTACGGGGACCCCCTTGGGGCTGTGGAGCCTTTAAATTTGAACCAGTCTCACGGTTGTATTTTGCACGCCCTTTGGCCGTCAATCCAGCGCCTTGCTTGGCTGGCAACTTCTCACCTCGGCCAATGGCAAGAGACGGACCGCCATCTTTAAATTTCTTGCCCTCAAACACCTCGTCAACAATTTTTACCCGTTGAGGCTTGGTTGTTACTTTTTTAACGATGTTTAGCCGCTCAGACTTTTTTTTGTTTGGCTCATAAAAACCAGCCGCCTTCAAAGACTTGGCTATTGATGCATTGTTTTTTGGCATAGTCAAAACCTGTATTTGGC